ATCTTCACAAGTACCTGAAGGTGATCCCTACTTCGTCCCTAACACTCCTGACTACGCTATCGACCTTGTAGGTATTATCAAGAAGCCAACAGGCAATATGCTTGTAGATCAGGCTAGTGGTATTGAATACCCTGAGATGGCTCCTCTTGATGGCTACCATATCAATATCCGTCTTAATGGTGATAAGCGTAGGGCAGACGTAGAAGCCCTCTCTGATTACTTTGTAGACCCTGAACCGGTCACACCATCCCGCGTTTGGCTATGACTTGAGAGGACCAATGAGCGAAACCATCCTTAAATATTGGCCGATCCTGATTGGTTTCATTGGCTTCTTGGTCTGGCTCATTCGCCTTGAAAGCCGGAGCATCGAGAACACCAAAGAGATCAAGCGCCTCTGGAACCAGCGCAAAGAGGACATGGAGATCAGCCGTCAATCGCGCGAGGATACGAACCGCATGCTGGCCGAAATCAGGGATGACATCAAGGCGCTGATTGCGAAAGTGGGGACGAAGTGAGCTACGAGATACGCTCCATATCCCAGCTTGGGGGTTCGGAGCCGTTCGAGCTTCAGTTGTCTCGAGGCCAGATCCCGGGACATTCGTTTCGGCATGTCCTTGGTGAAGTCCCCGCCATGTCGAATAACCAAAGCGGCAGCTTGTGGGATGTGAACGATACGCTCTACCCGTGGTCGGCCTTCGATACCCCCGGGACACTGTCCATCGCCAGAGCGAGTACAGAAGATGCTGACAAGAACGTCATCATCAGCGGTTTGGATGTCCTGTTCAACGAAATAACCGAAACGGTCAGCCTCGCAGCTGCCAGCGGCAACACGACAACAAACACCTTTGCACGCATCTACTCGGCCCGCATGAACGGCCTCTCGGAGAACGTGGGCAATGTCACAATAACGCGCGGAGGTACGATCGTAGCGCGGATCAACGCTGGTGTTGGTCAGACCATCATGGGTGTGTACACCGTCCCGGCTGGTCACACCGCCTATCTGACACAGGGCGTCATGACGATCCAGAATACGGCCGATGCAACAGGCAAGTTCTACTACCGCGTTCCGGGCGATCGTTTCATCATTGGCCACCTGTTTGAGGTAGCGAGCTCCGAGTATTTTTACAGCTTCACCTGCCCGCTACGCCTTCCCGAGAGAACGGACATCGATGTTCGCGCCTCCGTGCGCACGAACAACGCTAAGGTGACGTCCGCATTCGACATGATCCTGATTAAGAACGGAGGGCCTCTCTGATGGCACCGAAGATCGACAAGGATAAAATGGCATGCAACAAGCCGCGCCGGCAAAAGTCTGGCGGCAAGAAGTTTGTTGTGAAAGCTTGCGACAAAGGCAAAGAGAAGATCGTTCGCTTTGGCGATGCGAACATGACGATCAAAAAGTCCGATCCCAAGCGCCGCAAGTCATTCCGAGCTCGTCATGGATGCGACACCAAAAAGCTCGACAAGCTATCGGCCCGGTACTGGTCGTGCAAAATGTGGTGAGGCAATATGAATCGTGCTAACATGGGCAAACAGATCACGGAGGTCCCAATGGCTAACTGCAAATCCAAAGGCATGAAGATGGGTGGCAAGGTCAAGGCTGGCTACAAAATGGGTGGCAAGGTTACGGGCTATAAAAACGGCGGTGCTGTAATGGTCGGCAAGAAACCCAAAACCTGCAATATGTCCTGATGGCCAAGAAGGACGCATGCTACCGGAAGGTTAAGGCGCGTTACGACGTCTTTCCATCGGCCTACGCAAGTGGGGCGATTGCGAAGTGTCGTAAGGTTGGCGCTAAGAACTGGGGAAACAAGTCCAAAAAGAATATGGCCAAAGGCGGTCTCGTGAAAACGCGAGTGTTCTGATGGTTCGCAAGACGGAAAAAGGCGCTGCTCTCAGGCGTTGGTTCAAAGAAGACTGGAAGGACGTCCGCACCGGAAAGGCGTGTGGACGTCAAGAAGGCGAAAAGCGCGGTACACCATACTGTCGACCTACCAAACGCGTGTCGTCTAAAACACCCAAGACCGCGGGTGAGATGACAAAGTCCGAGAAGCAGAGTAAGATCACCGAGAAAAAGAGGGTTGGCTCTGGTAAACGCGTCAGCTCTGCCAAGCGTAAAACCAAAAGGGCGTAGGTCAAATGGCCACATCAGGTTCCAGAGACTTCAATATCGACGTCGCCGAGATCATCGAGGAGGCCTACGAGCGCTGTGGGCTGGAGATGCGTACCGGCTACGACGCCAAGACTGCTCGCCGGTCTCTGAACCTGATGTTTGCAGAATGGGCGAACCGTGGGCTTAACCTGTGGACCGTGGTGCAGACAACGCTCACACTCACACAGGGGCAAGCTCAGGAGACTCTGGCTGAGGATGTCGTCGACATTCTCGAGATGGCATTGCGCCGCGATGGCACGGACTACGAGATGGAGCGGATCAGCCGTGGCCAGTATCTCGATTTCCCGAACAAAACGGATCAGGGTCGCCCCTCCCAGTTCTACTTTGACCGCGGCATCGCACCGGTGATCAATCTCTGGCAAACGCCTGAGAACTCGACGGATCAGCTGGTGTACTACTACGTTCGTCGCATCGAAGACGCCGACGCTCTGGTCAACACCGCGGGTATTCCGTTCCGCTTCTATCCATGCATGGTGGCAGGTCTGGCGTACTACCTTGCCATGAAGCGAGCCCCTGAGCGCCTTCAGCTGCTGAAGGCGGTGTACGAAGAGGAGTTCCAGCGGGCGGCCGAAGAAGACGAGGATCGAGTTCCGCTGAAGCTGGTTCCGGGAAGACGATGAGCTACGCATCTGGCAAAAACGCATACGGTATTTCTGACCGGTCAGGGTTCCGCTACCGCCTCAAGGAGATGAAGCGGGAGTGGACTGGTGCGCTTGTTGGTCCGGATGAGTACGAACCAAAGCATCCGCAGCTGCGGCCACCAAAAGCGGGTCCTGATCCGCAGGCTCTGCGCAATCCTCGACCCGACAAGTCGGAACCATTGAAGGTATATGTGGGCGTGCCCACAGTCGAGGCGCCTCGCCTCGAGCGTCCGCGCGTGGTAGGTAAGGTTGGGCAGGTCACTGTTGCGACTGAGGATCTGCTTCAACCCTATGCGGTCAACGATTTGTATCCGGACGTGGTCTTGGATTTTGGCGGCGAGTTTTACTACAAACCTTGATCGGAAAATTGCGCTATGACCATGACATACGCCCAGCTCAAGACCGCCGTGCAGGAGTGGTCGGAATACGAAGAAACAAGCTTCGTCAATAACATCCCGCTGTTTATTCGTCTCGCAGAAGAGCGCATTCTGAAGAATGTGCAACTCAACTTGTTTCGGAAGAACACAACAGCGTCCACAACTGGGGCGTATTTTTCCTGCCCGGATGACTTTCTCGCCCCGTTCTCGTTCAGTCTTACTGGCTCGGACGGGGCCAAATTTTTCTTGGAGTTCAAGGATCCAAGTTTTCTGGAGCTGTATAATCCGAATCCTTCGACCACCGGTAAGCCCAAGTATTACGGCCAATACGATGTGGATAGCTTCTTGCTGTCTCCAACCCCGGACACAACATACACCGCCGATCTCCATTACATGTATCGCCCTGCCAGCCTCACCGCCGGGGGTGACGATGATACGACATGGTTGAGCGAGAACGCTGAGATTGCGATTCTGTATGGGGCTCTCATGGAAGCCGCAATCTTCATGAAGGGCGAGCCGGATGTCATTCAGAACTACATGGTCCGCTTCCAAGAAGCCATTGCGGGCCTGAAGCTTCTTGGTGAGGCTAAGGAAACCACCGATGAATACCGCACCGGCAAAGTAGTGAGACCTAAGCAATGAAGCTCGAGCTTCCGCGAGACACACCCGTCGTTGCTGTTCATACGACAAACGGTCGTGGCTTTACTCCTGAAGAGTTGGCTGCCCAAGCTGCTGATCGCATAGTCAGCGTTTCCGAATCTGCGCACCCGGCGATTCGAGAACAGGCTGTGGCGTTCAAAGGCATCGTTGAGAAGCTGATCGCAGAGTATCTGAAGCAAGCTGTTCTCAGCGATCGCACCACAGTGTATAATGCACTTAATGACGCCGGCCATTCTGAG